GCTACCACCCGCCCTGAGCAGATTGCGCTGGGCGAAGCGATCTTGGTCTACGAGGCCATCTTGCAGGCCAGCAGCCCGCAGCAGATGGTTGATGCGACTCAAGCCAGGATGAAGATTCTCGAAGCCATGCAGTCAATGCAAAAACCAACCCATCAGGAGCCCCGCCAATGACGCCAACCCCCAAAGAGCAGAACGAGGAAAAATCCACGGACATGGTGCACCGAGCGGTCAAGGAGCTCGCCGCCATGGGCCAGTCGGCCAACCGCTACAGCGTCAAGGACCTGACCGGGCTGGTGATGACGGTGGTGGATGACAGGCTTCGGGCGCTGGCGCGTGACGGCGAGATTTTCCGCACTGCCCGCGGCAACTACGAAATCGTCAAGCTGTGGCCGGCCCCGCGCGCCATCAGCAAGACCGAGGTGGACGGCTGGGTGATCTACGAGGCCGGCGATCAGGTGATGCGCCTGACCCCCGAGGAAAACCGCCAGATGGCCAAGATGTGCGCAGGCGAGGCTGCCCACGTTCTCACCCTGGACAGCACGCGCGAGCACCTGATGCTGGCCCACGACCTAGCCGGGAAGGTGAACTACCTCATGCAGCAGATCAAGGCGCTTCGCGAGAAGCAGGATGTGCGGCAGCTTGAAATTATGATGGAGGCTTGATCCATGAAATGGACGAACACACCCCCAACGAAGCCCGGCTTCTACTACTGGCAAGGCGGCCACCTGACAGGGCTTCAAGTGGCAATGGTGCAAGTGACCGCATTCAAGGATGCATCCAAGCCGCTGGAGGCGAGCGAGTTGCGCGACGGTGGTTTCGCCAATGCACCAGGGCGCGGACCTGCGGCAAGATGGGGTGGTAGATGGGCTGGCCCGATGCCGCAGCCCTATTGATCGGATCATGACGCATGAAACACAAAACATCTGAGCTGACCGGCACCATGCTGGACGCTGCTGTGGCGAAGGCCAACGGGATGGGATTCGAAATCCACCCTGAAAAGGTCTGGGGCGACGGGTGCGGGGTCACAATCATCAACCAGACACCGGCTTGCTGGACTGGTGCCGGGTACTACGAGCCATCAACAGACTGGCGCACTGGCGGGCCGATCATCGAGCGCGAGAAGATCGCGGTAATACACTGTCCGGCAGGCTTTACCGCTGGAGAAGAGTGGGAGGCATATATGGGATATGTCGATCCGAGACGGCTTGACCTAGACCCCGCCGACGGAGAAGGGCCGACACCTCTGATCGCGGCATGCAGAGCTTTCGTGGCCCACAAACTGGGTGACGAGGTGGAACTGTGAAGCCGCGCGCAACAACAATCCATCTTGGCGATGGGAATTGGCCCGTCGCGCTGCAAGCATGACAACGCGATAGGTGTCACAGACTACGGGAACCGGTTGATCTGCGATCGCTGCGAGATGTTGAGGCTCACGGCAATTGCTATGACCACCCCACCACCCAACCACCCCACCACCAAGGCAGTAGACCCGGCATAGGGTTAGACACCCAGCCAGCCAGCCCGGAGACTCCCGGGCATGGCAACAAAACCCAGCGGGAAGAAGCCCGCGCCCACGCAGGCCCCCACTCAGAAAGTCACACCCGGCAAGTCCAAGAAGGATTCGCCGGGTTCTCGCGCTTCTGGAAAGAGGGCAAGGCCTGATCTTGAGGCTGTAGAGCGGGATTACCGCACTGGGAACTACACGGATGGAGAGCTGGCGGCCAAGTACGGGTTGTCTCGTGAGAGCATCGTCCGCGCCAGAAAGCGAGCACAAGCCAAAGACCCATCTGCATGGGCCAAGGACCTAGGCCCCCAAGTCCGGGCCGCGACCAACGCCCTTTTGATGAAGGAAATGGTCGCCGACAAGATCACAGAAGGTCACATCAGCGTCACAGGCACGGTACTTGTGACGGCAGAAGTGAACAAACAGGTCATTCTGGGTCACAGGAAAGACATCACAAACACCAGAAACGTCGCTGCTGCACTATTGGGCGAACTGGCCGATTCCTCCCTGTTGGCGCAGCACAAAGAGCTTCTGGCCGAGATACTGGCCGGAGATGGCGCAGAACCCATTGATGTCGCCCGTGCTCAGGCAACCGTCAGAAAGGCCCTTGATGTAGGCGCTCGGGTTGCGAGCGTAAAGGCCCTGGCCGAGACATTCACCAAGCTGCAGGCGATGGAGCGCCAAGCCTTCAATCTCGACGCTCCAGAGAAAGAACAAGACGACGCCGACCGGCCGAGGTTGACCGATGCAGAGCGCGCGGTTCGCCTGGCCCGCCTGATGAAAAAGGCGGAGTCATGAGCATCACTTCGGAATTGATGCGCGTCATCGGTCGCATGTCGGCAGATGAAAAAGCCGAACTGGACGAGATCCTTCTGTCTGGCGAGCAAGAAATCTGGGTGCCACAACCAGGCCCGCAGACCATGGCCTACGAAAGCGAGGCAGACATCCTGTTCTACGGCGGCGCGGCTGGTGGCGGCAAGTCAGCGCTTCTGATGGGCCTTTCTCTCACAAGGCAGAAGCGCTCGATCATCTTCCGGCGTGAGGCTGTACAGCTTGTCGGCCTTGTCGAGGACATGAGCCGAATCATCGGGACACGCGACGGCTACAACTCTCAAACCGGCGTCTGGCGACTACCTGGCGACCGAGTGATGGAGTTGGGCAGCGTGAAAGAGCCGCTGGATTGGATGAAGTACCAAGGCCGCGCGCACGACGCCAAGTTGTTTGACGAGATCACCCACTTCTTGGAGGTGCAATTCAGGGCGCTGATCGGCTGGTTGCGCTCAGATGACCCCAGCGTCCGCCAGCGTGTTGTGTGCGCCGGCAACCCGCCTACTAGCGCAGAAGGCGAGTGGGTAAAGCGCTTCTGGGCTCCATGGCTGGACCCGAGCCACCCGAACCCAGCGAAAGCTGGTGAACTGCGGTGGTACGTGACTGACGAAAAGGGCGAGGACAAGGAGGTTCCAGGCCCTGAGCCAGTCATGGTGGGCGCCGACATGATGAAGCCCAAGAGCCGGACATTCATCCCGTCGAGTGTTGACGACAACCTGTTCCTGCTGTCCACGGGCTATAAGGCCACACTGCAGGCGCTGCCAGAACCCCTGCGCTCTCAGATGCTGCGCGGCGATTTCTCTGCTGGTGCCGCTGACCCTGTGTGGCAGACCATCCCGACCGAGTGGGTGAAGGCCGCCCAGGCTCGATGGAAGCCGCAGGAAAAGAAGGGTCCGATGACTGCAATCGGGCTTGATCCATCACGCGGAGGCGCCGACAAGACCAGCGCCGCGCGCCGGCATGGAGGCTGGTTCGATGAAATCATCACAGCCCCCGGCATGGTGACAAAAGACGGACCTAGCACCGCAGGGTTCATCGCGCCACTGGTTCGCAACGGGGCGTGCATCTGCGTTGACTCGATCGGCATCGGATCGAGTGCACTGGACTTCATTGTCGGTTTGAACCTGCTTGTTCTTCCGGTCAACTTTTCCGCAAAAAGCGGCCTACTCACCAAGGCTGGGTCGCTTCGATTCCGAAACAAGAGGGCCGAGGCTTATTGGAAGTTGCGCGAAGCATTGGACCCGACGAACGAAGACCCGATTTCCCTGCCTCCCGATCAAGAGCTTCTGGCCGACCTCTGCGCCGTTCGCTACAAGGTTGTTTCGCTCGGACAGATGGCCGCAATCCAGATGCGGGAAAAAGACGAGGTTCGCGAGTTGCTTGGACGTTCTCCAGACAAAGGCGACTCAGTGGCATTGACTTTTGTATCAGGCATCCCGCTGCCGGGATCTGCAAGCAAGCAGAACAACGACGAAGACCGCGACCAAGAAGACTGGCGCTTGTGAGGACACCATGAACAGCAACACCACCGACATCCGCGACGGCGCCAACCTGGCACTGTCCATCGAGGAATTCAAGCAGATCGTCAACGAGGCGATCAGCCAGCCGCCCTGGCGCCTGAATGCCGACATGGAGGCCGACTATGCCGATGGCAACCAGTTGGCGACCGACCTGCTGCAGAAACAAGCCGCGCTCGGCATCCCGCCGGCCAAAGAAAACATCATCGGCCCGGCCATCGCCGCGGTGTGCGGCTTCGAGGCCAAGACCCGCACGGACTGGCGCGTCACGCCCGATGGCGATCCTGGCGGCCAGGATGTGGCCGACGCCATCAACTACAAGCTGAACCTCGCCGAGCGACACAGCAAGGCCGACCGCGCGATGTCGCAGGCCTTCAAGCCGCAAATCGGTGTGGGCTTGGGCTGGGTCGAGGTGGCGCGCGCTCCGAACAGCCTCATGTTCCCGATCCAGTCGCGCTACGTCCACAGGAATGAAATCTGGTGGGACATGAAGGACACCGACCCGGGCCTGACGAATGCCCGCTGGCTGTACCGCCGCCGCTGGCCCGAGCGCTCCAAGGCCGCCCAGATGTTCCCTGAGCACAAGGACATCATCCTGAACAGCATCGAGCAGTGGGTCGGCGATGCAGCCGGCGACATGCTCGAAGGCGGTCAGTCCACCGGGTTGCAATCGGCGCTCGAAGCGCAGCGCGCCTGGACCAATGTGGAAGATGCGTGGTTCAACACGGAAAACCGCACGGTCTGCATCACCGAGGTGTGGTATCGCCGCTGGGTGCCCACGCTGATCCTCAAGATGCGCGACGGCCGCGCCGTGGAGTACGACGAGAACAACGCGGTGCACCAGGCTGCTGCGATGTCTGGCCGCGGCAAAGTGGTCGAGGAGCTGATCCCCCGCATGCGCCGCGCCTACTGGATGGGTCCGCACATGCTGCACGATGGCCCGACACCGTACCCGCACGACAAGTTCCCCTATGTCCCATTCTGGGGCTACCGCGAGGACATGACCGGCATCCCGTTCGGTCTGGTGCGGGACATGATCTTCCCGCAGGACAACTTGAACAGCTCCATTGGGAAGCTGCGTTGGGGCATGAGCTCGGTTCGGACGGAGCGCACCAAGGGTGCCGTGGCCATGACGGATTCCGTTTTCCGCCAGACCATCGCACGAGCGAATGCCGACATCGTGCTGGATGCCGATCACATGGCCCAGCCTGGCGCCCGGTTTGAGGTGAAGCGAGACTTCCAACTCAACGACCAGCAGTTCAACTTGATGAACGACAGCCGCGCAGCCATCGGGCGCATGGGTGTGAGTCCATCGTTCCAGGGCCAACGAGGCAATGCCACCAGCGGCATTCAGGAGGCGACCCAGGTTGAGCAGTCCGAAGTATCGCTGTCCGACCTGATGGACAGCTTCAAGGACTCGCGCACCATGGTCGGCGAACTGATCATGGCGCTGGTGATCGAGGACCTGGGCGAAGAAGAGCAGACCATCGTCATCGAGGGCGATGTCATCAATCCGCCGCGCACTGTGGTGCTGAACAAGCCAGAACTGGACCCGCTCACTGGCATGAAATACCTGTCCAACGACATCCAGCGCACCCGCATGCGCGTTTCTCTCGAAGATGTGCCCAGTTCCAGCAGCTTCCGGGCGCAGCAGCTCGGCGCTCTGTCCGAGTCGATCAAGTCGGCGCCGCCCGAGCTGCAGCAGGTCGTCATGCCGTTCATGGTGGACCTGATGGACCTTCCGCGGAAGAAGGAGATTGTCGAGGCCATCCGAGCCGCCAAGCAGCAGGCCGATCCGGACCAGATGCGCGAGCAGATCAAGCAGGAACTGATGCTGGAGCTCAAGACACGCGAGCTCGACATCAAGGAGCGCGTGAGCGATGCCCAGATCCGCAAGATGATGGCCGAAGCAGTGCAGACCGGTGTTGCCGCCGCGTTCAGCGCCATGCAAGGCGGAGCGCAGGTGGCTATGAACCCGATGATCGCGCCGATCGCCGACGAAATCATGAAGGGCGCCGGCTACCAGTTGCCGAGCCCTGGCGGAGTTGATCCGAACTTCCCAATACCGAACATGCCTGCGCCAGTGCAAGACGCCGCAGCCCATACCCTGCCAGGCGTTCAGGCCAACACCAGCCCAGCATTCCCGCCCGTCCCGCAAGGCGCAGAGCAGGGCATGCAGGGCATTGAAACCACCACCACCGCTGACAACCTTGGAGCACCAGCATGAATACCGATCAGATAATCGAGAACGCCATTCGAGTCGCTGGCGCCACTGTTGCGCCCAGGCTGACCCCGGACGACATTGATGCTGTCATCGTGTCCGAAACCTACACCACGCTCCCGAGCGGCAAGGTGATGGTGTGCGAACTAACCCTGCGCAACGGATTCACCGTGCGAGGCGAGGCATCCGTGGTCAGCAAGGCCAACTTCAAGGAAGAAATCGGACGCCAGATCAGCCGCGAGAACGCGCGCAACAAGGTCTGGGAGTTGGAAGGCTACTTGCTGCAGCAGTTCCTATGGAACACGCGCATGGAGTGACTCCATGGCCCTCCAGCTCCACCAATACCGCGTTCTCTCCGAGCGCGACGACCTGGCCAGCCTCACCGAGAAGTTGGAAGCCTTCACTGGCTCCGAGCGATTCCGCTCCGTAGATACCCACGAACAAGGCCGCATGGTCCGCCAGTTGAATCACATGCGCGGCTACTTGCAAGCGCTGAATGAGCGCATCGCAGCTTTCACAACCACCTGAACCACTGTCACATCATCAAGGAGCACCATCGTGAAGAACATTCGTTATATCGGCACAGACGCCATCTGCAAGGCATTTTTCCACCAGACCGGAATCATCTGGACTCCCGGAATGACCGCTACAGTCCTTGACGACCGCGTGGCCGATCAGATGACCAAGTACGTCAGTGTGTTCGAAGACGCAGGCGACTCGCAAGCTGTCGTGAACGGCCTCACCCTCGACCCCACCACCGGCGCCATGCAGATCGGAGGAGCTGCTCCGACATCTGCGCAGCGTGCCAGCGTGCGTGCGGGGATTGGGGTTGGCATTCTCACGACGGCAGATGTGTACGTTGACAGCTTGACAGGGCATGACAGCAATCCGGGAACTTTGAATGCTCCATTCAAGAGCCTGGCGATGGTTTCTGGCGATCAAAGTCAAAAAGTTATCGCCGTCCGCAACGGTAGAACGTACCTCAATACCCTTGATGCTTCTGGTGCGGGTGTCGTCGTCGTCGGGCACGGCGATGGTGATCCGGCCGTAATTGACTGCACGGATACAGTCCACGCCGCCTCATGGGTGAAAACGGATACGCTGACAAACGTTTACGACCAGACAATCACATTGCCAGAGGATGTTAAATCGCTTGGCAACGTGTACTGTGATGGTGTCGCTCTGTTGCAAGTGACCAGTACCGCCTTGTGTGACTCAACTCCGGGTTCTGCGTACGTCAGCGACTGGACAGCCGCGAGCGCCACGCTTTACATTCACCCGACAGGTAGTGTCTCCCCGATCACTGACGGGCGGGAGTACCGATACAGCGCAAGGCTTTTCGGGATCAACTTGTCAGGTGACGCCTGCACTGTGTCTGGCATCCGTGTTCGTGGCAACGCACACCAAGACGGAGGAATCCGGCTCACTGGTCGTGGATGCTTGGTCACGGAGTCTGCTGCTGTTGACGGATGTCGGCACGCAATGTATGTCGGCCCCGGCGCGGTGCTGTCTGGGGGTGTTTATGGCCCCTGCAGAAACGCATTGGAAGCACCGGGGACAGCCAATACCGTCGTCATCAACAACGCATCAGCAGTCGGTGAGGGCTACAGCGCAACCGATGTGACGTTTTCCGGCACAGGCTATTCGTCAGTCACCGGACCACTGATGCACGACGGCACGCCAACTACGCTGTTTGGTGCTCAGACCCTGACCGACTGCGAGTTCAACAACCTCGCATCTTGGATGACGGCCAGCGGCGCACCGACGAATGTGATACGCCCAAAGTTTTTTGGCGTCACTGCTGGCGCTGGTCTCGGCGCAGCAGGTACGGTGCTGAACATCACAGATGGAACAGGCTCAGTAAACCAGCTTTATGACGCAACGGTGGGCGGTTCCGTGAATGTGAGTGGTGGCAATTTCGTTGTGAGCGCCTTGCCAACTGGCTTCTTCCGGGCCAACAGTACCGCTACAGATTTGGCACTATCCATCACAGACGCAGAGGTGACGGCTAACACCGGGGCATTTCCTGCGCACCTTGTACGGAATCAGCGCGGCAGTGTGAATATCCAGGGACTGACGGTCAACGCCCCGCAAGGTGCGTCGGCTCTTTGCGCTCCGATAGATGTGACGGTTTCAGCGGGTTTTTCTGGTGGGACTGTGGCGTACTTTGGGGCTGGCAATACGTGGCACTATGGTGCATCGTTCCAGATCAATGGCGTCACGTACAACACGCTGGCCGAGTTTCAAGCAGCGGGCCATGAGGTCGGGTCAACTGTTTTGCAGCCCACGGTTTCTGGCTCGGATAACTTCAATCGAGCCGACGAGAACCTTGAAGCAACTGCGCCATGGGTGCGCATTGGTGGTTCTGCTGCACAGGCAGCGGTGCGAACCAACGCGCTTGCGTGCATTGGGACAACGCAAACCCTATACGAGTTTTCAGGGATTTCGCTACCCGTTGACCAATACGTCAGATTCAAGATTGCAAGCGTCCCGGCTACTGCAAATCCCTACGTTGTTGTCAGAGCATCGGATCAAAGTAACTGGGTTGGAGTTCGGTGGAATGCAACGACATTCATGATCGGCAGGTGCATAGCTGGCACCGTCACAGCCTCTGTTACCAGTTCAGCCGCCGTAGCTCCTGCCATTGGTGATGACGTGATTCTTGCGATTCGCGGCGACTTGGCATACCTGTACGTGAATGGTCGATGCCTGTTGCGCGGTCAAGCTATGTCTGCAACTGCAATAGGCGCGAATACAAAGGTTGGTGTTGTGGCCCGCTCCGGTGTCGTGAACCCGTTCATTGACGACTTTTCGGCTGGTGCAATTTAACCGCCTAGAACCGAAGCCCTCCAGAGATAGCTTCCATCCCCGCAAGATCGGGCGTGCGCGTGACGTGCTGACCCAGCAATAGAGTCACTGCCACACCAAAGAACCCGCCTTGTGCGGGTTTTGCATTCTTAGAGGCTTCGCCCGGCATAGGGTTTGCCGATACCACCGGAAGCCCTGAGACTGTGAACCAAGCCCAAGGCCAAAAGCCGAAGGCGAAACAACCTGCTCGTGAGAGCCGGTAATTCCCGCAGCAGGAGGCGCGCGGGCCGGGTCTTCGGACCTGGCCGGTCGCCGAATGTGATGCCCATGCAGGCCGAGCCGGATAGCTCGGATGGAGCACGCAAGCAATGACAGTTGAGCACAACGCAGCAGCAATGCTGGAG